TGTTTGTGATGTTTGTGATGTTTGTGATGTTTGTGATGTTTGTGATGATGTATGATATATATTTGATTCATTTCAGAGTTTATTTATAGTTAAAAAAAAATAAAAAAGTGTATGTTATGGATTTTTTTATTTTCATTTTTTTTATTTTCATTTTTTTTATATATTTACAGGTTTGACAGAATGAATGCGTAGTCGGGTTTTTGGTCATAGGGTAGTGCAGACAAGTAGTTGAAAATCTCGACATATGAAATGGGCAAACCGAGGAATAGTTCTTCAGGTTGGACATTTTTTTTCATTTTGGAAAGAACTTCGTTAGACCCGGATGTTTTCCATGGAAGCGATCCTTTCAACAAATATGAGATGACATACATGGCCGAAATCAAATCGTCTCTTCGACTGGGTTCATTTCCGTCGTGGACATTGGGGCTAATGTAACGCGAAGTGCCAGTCACGCTGATTTTCCCCTCGGCATTAGCGGTTCGCACCTTGTTTGCGCGATGCATTTTTGTTTCGCTGTCAATGTATGTTCGCGCAAGTCCGAAATCGATTAAATAAAGGGTGCCATCCGCGGACTTGGTCATGAAATTTTCGGGTTTAATGTCGCGATGAACGAACCCTTTTTCGTGAACGGCGGAAAGAATGTGCACGATTTGTGCTGCGTATGCACGAACGAGTGCGACAGGAACCGCCTTTTTATAATCGTATGAAATGGTTTGCAGAGTCTTGTCATAGAGGTCGATGACCATGTAACGATTATGGTCAGGAATACCGTAATAACGCAGGGTTGGAATGCCGGGTATGTTTGAAAGATGCTGCAAAACGGCAGCTTCGTGTGTTAGTGTATCAGTTTGTGAGGTTGGCTCGAGTTTGACGGCAACCGTTTCGTCAGTGTTGACATTTTTTGCGCTGAAAATGAGCCCGAATGCGCCTGAACCGATGCGTTTTATCAACTTGTATCGGTTGTTGATCATTGACGAGTATAATAGCCAAGGAAGAAAACTACTTGAAATTCTTTTAACATTTATTTTTTTCAATTTAAAAAAATAAATGTGTGATTTTATTTGATTTGATTATTTTTTTTCAATAAAAATTTATAAATTATTATTTGCATCATCAGTATATCTACAACCTTTACTTAAATTTTCTGAAGCCCATAAAGGTTGTAAATTCGTATAATGAAAACATTTTTTCTGTTCTTGATTGTCAAGTAAATTAAATGACGCACATGGTTTGATATGATCTATGTGCCATTCTCCGTGATTATCCCATGTCATTCCATCTTTGAATTTTTCGGATATATATGTTTTTAAGAAAGATATAGAACAACCCAATAATTCATTTGTTGTATTATTTTTATTTGAATTTTGTTTTCTAAGTGCGCTCCATAATCTAGTTCTTAATGTTTTTACAAGTTTGAATTCTGGATCTGTTAATTTACGTTTTTTTTCATATTGCTTGAATTTCTGATTTATTTTTTTTCTATTTTCTTTTCTCCATTCTGTAAGACATTTTTTACATTCAACTCTTAAATTATCCCAATGTGATTTGCAATAATTATATTCTACTAGTGGATACCATGACTTACAACTACAACACTTTTTACCAGTAACTCCTTCAATAGTTTCGTGTAATGTTCTGTGATTTGATGGATGTCCTTTACATTTATTTTCAATATTATGTTGTTTTTTAATTTCTTCCCAACTACATTCCGTTGCTTTATATATTTCTTTTTCTTTTTTAAAAATATAACCACCTGTGGTCTTTAAACTACCATTAATAACTTTATTTATATTAGGAGCCCAAATACCTAATTTTGTTGCTGCTTCTAATTGTGAATCAAATCTAGTCCATTCCTCTTCATTATTATTTTTTTTGGCATAAATATATAAAACTTCCGTATTATCGTATTTTTTATTGATTTTCATTTTATTGTACAATGAAACTACTTCTTTATTCTTTTTTCTCCAATTACGAGATTGATTTCTGCAAACATTGCAGGTTTTGAATTTTTTGTTATTTTCTAAAAAAAATGCAAGCGCCTTATCCTTTTTACATTTACTACAATAATTCATTTTAAATGTATTATGTATTATATTACATAAATTACATAAATAGTATTTAAATTATTTATGTAAATAGTGTAGAGTAGATTCTTTTATTTTAAAGTACTAAATGCAAAGTCGAGCTAGATTGCACATTATAGTCAGCCAATGTTCGTTCGTCTTCAAGCTGCTTACCACTGTAGATCAAACGTTGTTGGTCAGGAGGGATTCCTTCCTTGTCTTGAATTTTCGCCTTAAGATTGGCAATGGTGTCTGATGTTTCAACATCGAGTGTAATGGTTTTACCGGTGAGGGTTTTTACGAAGATTTGCATTTGAAAAGTAGTTTATAATAATTAGTGATAAAAAAATATATTTAATTTAATATATTTTTTATGTCTAAATCTTTTGATGCATTTTGATTTTTATTTTATTTTCTTGTATATTTCGATTTCGATTTCGATTTTGATTTCGATTTCGATTTCGATTTCGATTTCGATTTTGATTTTGATTTTGATTTCGATTTCGATTTCGATTTCGATTTCGATTTCGACCTTTTTGACCTTCTTTGTTTGGAAATTATTTTATGTCGACCGATACCACCACTTTGACTAGGAGACGACGAAGATGGTGTTGGTGGAGTTCCTGGTACTATCACTCCCGGCGATTCAGGAAAATTCAGCTGTCGTGAAACAGTAAGAGGTGTTTGCGGGGTTTCGGGCACTATGAATGATTCGCGTGCTTGTTGTGGTGTATACGGTGTTTGTGGGGTTTCGGGCACTATGAATGATTCGCGTGCTTGTTGTGGTGTATACGGTGTTGGTGGAGTTCCGGGTACTATTACTCCTGGCGATTCATATATATTTTGTGCTTGTTGTGGTGTATTACTAGTACTGTAATTATAACTACTAGGAGACGGTGTTGCGGGAGTTCCTGGCACAGAAATGGGCGGAGATAAAACAATTGCAGCTCCATCTGAAACATACCGAGTACCAAAATCAGGGGACTCATCGCGTGGTGGTCGAACGACGTAAAATTGTAAAGGACGATGACTATTCGGCGGCGTCGGGTTCGGTTCCATTCGATAAATACTTATAAATACTTAATAAAATTTTATTTTATATATTAATGATAGAGAAATTTTATAATAAATGACATAAATGACATAGAATTGAATTTGAAATAGATCACTGAACATAACGACGAGTACGAGTACGACGATTTTTTTTGTTATTTCTTTTATTTATTTTTTTTGAATACGAATATGATTTTATATTTCTTAATCTTCGCTTTTTACCCCCGGCGGCTGGATTGGGTCTATTTCTTCTTTCAACTTGTCGTAAAATTCTATCGGCAACACGAGAAGCAACTGGATATGAATTAGACATTAATAATGCATTTAATTGAGATGCAGGATTTACCAGTTCAACTTCGATCTCTCTTACCATTTCAGCAGACAATTCTCCGTGTTGTTCTGGATTGTTCAACATGTAAGTAAAAAAATGAGCTTTTAATAAAGGAGATGCAGCATTATAAGCCATAACCATATACTGAGCTTGATTAACGAGAAATCTAGATATAATTTTTTTCATCATGGGGGTGGAACGAATATAAAGTTGATCAATTGAAAAGGTTTGATATACTAATGTTTGTAATTCAGTAAAGATTGGACCAGATAAGACTACAGCTGAATCAGGTCCACGCTGTATCAGATCCTCTCCAAATAATGTAAGTATTTTTGATTTTGTTTTGTTGTATCTTCTTTGAGGTCTAGCATCACTCATTGCGTTTGCATAATCTATTTTTAAAAAATTAACTACTTCATTAACATCAGGTTGTCTATTTTCTTCAATAAGTATACTTATAAGTTTAGAATAAGCACGAATTGCATCATTAACTGCTCCGCCATCCTCTACCTGTTGTTGTATCATACACTGACGAAACATTGCTTCTGCCCCGAGTCGTCCTTGTATTGAAAGAGAAGAATACAAAAATAGTGATAAATAAAAGTTGTCGCGCGTACATGATATATTAGGATCATTAGGATTTATAACTAACCCTCCATTTAACAACGCATTGGATCGATTTATATAATGGATATACTCGTATTGAATTGTTCTTGTTGGATTGCGTCTACTTTCTTCGGCGGTGGGTGGGGTAGAAAATAAATCTGATACCGGTTGAGGAGGACGATCAGGAGGAGGAGGCGGCGACGGTCCTCTTTTTAGAGGATTAGGAGGAGGAGGAGGAGGAGGTCCTAAGTTCATAATAATCTTTTTTTATTTTTTTAGTAAAAAATACTCCTGTTATTACTATATATATATATATATATAAAATATTAAATTATTTTAACTTAAGTTGAATCGAAAATGTATTTGTTAATGATGGATAAATATTTTGTTTCAGATTTTTCTCTTTGGAGTTCATTTTGAAGCCAAGTTCGGATGTTATCATCATCAAGGTTTTCAAGAAACCATTGAATCAACTCGTCCCAAGCTTTCCAGAATTTTACGTACCCACCGATGACGAGCAATTTGAAAACATCTTGAATGTATGGAATATCGACCGCGTCATTAGAATTTTCCTTAATATTTCCTTCCAGTAGCGTTCGGTGATCGAAACCGTGTTCTTCAATCGTTGTTGCAAAACGCACAATCATTCGATACTGTGTGTAACCTTCACAGTGTCCGCCAAATCCAAAGTAACATTCGAACTCGGAACGTTCAACGGGATACAATGGGCGTTCAAGCAAAACGGTAAACACTTTTCCGAAAACAGTAACATACAATTTTGCAGTTTGAATATTAGTGTCGGCATATTTATTATATCCAATTGTCCAGACGAGTTCTGGATGATCTTCAACAAATTTTTTTGTGAATTCATCGCTCGCGGTAGAAATCATATATCCTCGTGAAACGTAATGTTTTTTGTGGAGTTCAGAAAATTTTTCGATAATGGCTTGTTTAGAAAGAGGCATTGGTTGGACTGGTTTGACTTATATGAAACTTTGAAACATCTACAATAAATATTCAATTTTTATTTAAAATTATTTTATATGTTTGTAAATAAAAATTTATAAAGTATGGATTTCGCCTATTTTCATTTCATTGATTTGGATCTTTTCATTGATTTGGATCGTTTCATCGATTTTAATCTTTTATTTGATTTGTATCGTTTATTGGATCTGGAGGATCGTTTATTTTTGTGTGATATATTTTTACCACCGCCATCACGACGATAACCCAGTATTTTCAAATAATATCGAAACATTGCAAGGTTCATTTCATCGTCCAATTCAAAATATTTTTTGTATTCAGCAACCTTTTGTTCATCAGATAAAGCTTGAAATCGTGGATTATACATCAATTCTGTAATATGTTTTCTTCTTTTTCGTATAACTTCAGCTCGAGCAGTTTCTTGCGCAGGAGGAGCAGGAGGAGGAGGAGGAGCCAAACTAAGCGCTATAGCTTGAGCTTCTTCAGCTTCGTCATCTTGTTCGTTAGCAGCTTGTCCAGCTGCTTCTAAATCTTTTTTCAATCCTTCATTATACGCCTTGTCAATAGCCGCGTTAATTTCACGAGCCTCTTTTATAGCTTGGGCAGAAGCAGCAGCAGCAGCAGCAGAAGCAGCAGCAGCAGCATTTCGACGAATATTAGCAGAATCAATTTCCCTTCGAGCATCTACGGGATTATAAAAAACAGGCAGTTCATACGTATCCATTTTATTTCGAGTGCATACTGGACATTTTGGTACTAGATGAAGTCCCAAGGCTATATCTTTATATTGGTCCATGCACAATGCATGTTCCGCACTTCCATCACGTTTACAAAATACGATACCTTGATATTCTGTTTGTCCTAATATATCTCCTGGTGTGATTGAATCTTGGCACAAGGTACATTTACGAAAAATTTTTTTTACAGCATCAATTTCGGATTCTTTATCCTGATATGCTTTTGTTCCTTCCTGTAGTCCCCTTAATTCACCCTCTAGTCTAAGTAGTTTTGCATATTCCCCTTCTAAATCTATTTCTTCAAAATCTCTCATTAATGTTGGTGTTGTAATCACTGGTTGAGAAACAGGCTGTCGCGGTTTCCTTTTTAGCCATGCGTGATGACTGGCAAGCTGTGACTGCCTTATTGCTTCTTCTTCTTCATCTTGAAGCTGTAACTCTGCATATCGTTTGATCATTTCTGGCGTTGGAGTAAATGTAGCAGTTGTGGCTCGACTATTCCTTCTTAAATCCGATCTAGGTCTTCTAGTAGTAGTAGGATATGGTTCTGATCTTACATTTTGTGATGGTAATGCTAATGCTGCAGGGGCGCCGGAGTGTCTAATAGGAACTGGCGCATCAAACGTTGAGAGGAAAGCCTGACTGTGTGGTTGTAATAGTACCTGACTGCGCTGGGGACCAGATGCAAAAGCCGCAGGCCAGCTACTAGGCCAACTATTTACTACTTTCACCACTGCGCTATCATCTTCTCGTCGTCCATCAAACATTGGGAGACTCCTCAGCATTCCCATTAAGTGTTGGACGCGTGGTTCATACCCTGAATCATCGCCTCGGTATCCTTCACGTGATGCAATTCTTGATGCTATATGACGCAAAGACCCGTTATATATTTTCGCAAATTTCGAATTTCTCATGTCTTCACTTATCAATTTTTGTAAGTCTTCTATAGTTTTTATATATATTGCAGCAGGTCCAGCAGCAGATCCAGACATTATGAATACTTTAATTATATATAGATATATATATATTTTTAACTATAATGTATAAATAAATTAAAAAATATATAATTGAATATTATATTTCCTTAACAATTTAAAATATTTTCTAAATAAAAGAAAAAAGTCGGTTCATGTTATCGGCTTCCATTTTATTCGTTGAAGGTAAAAACAGTTTTTGAATCAGGCTGTCGTCTCGAAATCGAATGGTGTAATCTTGTTGAATGCTGTTTCTTCCGACGCGCCCCATAGCTTGTATTGTTTTTTCCTGTGTCATGTCGTGCAAGTCGCGACCAATATATCCGTGACAAAACTGATAATTCGTGCCGTAAATGTAATCCGACGAAGCAATAATTAAAAACAGTTTCTGGTCTTGTGCGAGTTCCTTCATAATTTCGTTATACGTGGCATTTTTATGATCGGTAATTGCGCCAATACCCATGAGAAGCAATATTTTCCAGTGCGACTCAATAGAAAGCAGCATAATTTTCTCCACATAACTGTCTTCAATGTCGCATGACCACGGTTTTTTATTTTGTTTGTCCTTGCACCATTTTTCAAGGTGTGCGTTACGGTTCGGAATAAACAAGTCGTGCAGCGCGGTTCGTTTCACTTGTTCATTTAGTTGCTGCAATTTTTGGTTAAGCTGTTTGATTTCGCCGCTGTCCATTTTCTTATCAAGGAATTTATTTTTCTTGTCTTTGCCTTCTCCGTCTCCTGCTACAGAGGATCCCTTTTCCGCTTCAGTGAGTAAATCCTCTATTCGTTTTTCAATCGTTTCAATTTGCTCGGATAGTTTATTATTGTGAAAAATTGATTCCATAATGTCATCGATAAGTTGAGCTGGAATTTGCGCCGTTTGCAAGCAAAAACTTGCAATTTTTTCGACGTCATTGGTCAAGAAAATAGTGGGTCCGTCTGTCAGTGTGTGTGCGTCAGAAGTGGTAATATATCCGGTCGACTCGTACAACCTGTTGTCGTCGCAATCTTTAAAATGGTTGTAAATGTGTGTCCATGCATTGAGTTCCGATTTTTGTGTAATATTTTTGAGCAATACCAAATAATACAATTTAATGGAAATGTGTGTAATTTCGTCAAGGGATGAGAAATAACGCTCGACGCTGTATCGCTGACTCGAGTAATACTGATTTTGATTTACAAACGAAATGAATTCGCATATTTGCCCAATCCCGAAATAACGCAGCAACGTTTTATGTTTTTCGCAGTGTGCGGCGCTTAATAATGCATCAGGATAATTTGAAAAGAGCGTATGTGGAAGTTGAGCACAGCCGCTCTTGCTAACAATTGGAATGGATTTGCTGCAATCGTGACTTACGATACTTACCACTTCGGCATTCAAAAATCGAGATTTAAAATCAGCGATTGTATTCTGCAGTTCTTGTTCGTGCGGAAGCGTGGCTGAAGATAAAACAACATTTGGAATAATATTTTGTTTCCAGTTTTTATGAATAATATCATGGTATTCGTGCGCGTCGCAGTCCATTGTAATGGTTGGCTCGTCCCAAAACAGAATGGTATTTTCAACGGGATGAAACGCCTTCATGTAAAACATGGCGTGTAAGTAGGACTGAATATCACAAATCATAATGTCGACATTGTCTCCAATACTGTTATCGACTTTACGAATACCACCCGTTCTCCAGTCGCGCGTGGCTTCTTTTACAGCGAAATAGTGCAAGCGTATATCGTCAACGCTTTTGCACCCGAACGCGAATGCGATGCGTTTTTGAACGGAGATTGCGGATTTGGCAAGTGCGAGACCGACATGGCGTGCGGCACAAACAAAAATAATCTTGTGTTTTTCGGAGAGTCCAATTGGAGTCAGCGTTTTTCCGGTTCCGGTAGGTGCAATGTATAACACGAGTTTTGGATTGGGCGATTTTGCATGAGTAAATATTTGTTTTTGGTGGTCATAGAGTTCCATGTCTTTAAATTTGGTGCAAAGGTGATTTTTTTCGACAAAGTGTTCAGCATATTGAATAAATTTTACAATATCAACGTCGGGTTCAAACATGTTGAGTAAATATTTTACAAATGCAAACACGTGTATGTTCACATGTTCAATGCTATTTTTGATATTCATTGTAAGAGCGTAGTAATACGACATCCAGCTGCACTCGTCAATATCGTCGTATTCGTCTTCGTCGGAATCGGATTCTTCTTTTTTATCTTTTTTATCTTTTTCATTCTCTTGTTGCAATATATTCCATTTTGCTTTTTTTGTAAGTAATAATTTACATATTTTTAGAATTGTGTGTTCAAAAATATTTTTAGAGTGTGTTGATAATGCGCTCTCATTATTTTTAATTCGAATTGCGTCGACTTTTTTTAATTCAACGAGTTTATTTTTACCACTTTTTTTAATTCCACTTCCAGCATCAGCATCGCATGAAAATGCTGGGCTCAATTGAAATGTTTTTACCATATCATGAATCAACTGTTCAAAGTGTTTTTGATACAAGTATACATGCATTTCAGGAGAGGGTGTTACTTTCAAAATGCCGACCATAGAAGAATGATGATTCAATTTCAGTTGCACATTATGATAACTATCTCGAATGAGCTGAATAATGGTCAACTCATCTGGAGATATGGGAATTTCCATATTATTCCATTCAGATTTTGTGAGACGACCTTGTACAATTGTCTGACTGTAAAGATTATTTTTATTTTTATCATTTTCTGTTTGTTGCATTTTACTATATATATTGAATTGTTTGACGATTTTTTAACGTCTACGCACGCTACTTTATTATACATGTAAATCTTTAAATATATACGAAATATATATTAAAAAATAATAATAATATATTATTACTATATATTTCGTACATATTATATTCTATGTTTAAGGTTCATGATAAATTGTACGATATAACGGGTTTTATAAATCTTCATCCTGGAGGAGCAAATGTATTTGATCATTTAAAACCATATTCAAATATAACGCCTATGATTTATGCATATCATAAAAACCCGATCAAGATATTAGAGGTATTAAAAAAATATGAAATCGATGATTCTAATAATAAATGTAATCATGCAATAAACTATGATACAAATTATACATATGATGCATATTGTAAATTAAAAGATTTAGTTTATGATGAAATCTATGATAAAAAGATACCATTGGTTTGGGATAAAAAAGAAATAGCATATAACGTTATTATGTTTGTTCAATATTTAGGATTGTGGGCATATTATTTATTAAATTCAAATGGATTATCGTATTTGTGGATGTTTTTACTATCTTTTTTTATAGTTGGGTACGTTGCTTTAGTGTTTCATGAAACTTCGCATTATACTGGATTTAAAAATCAAAAAATAAATACATTTATTTCATCATACATTGCTTATCCATTTTTAAGTGTGATTGAATGGAAAGAGCGACATAATTATTTACATCATTGTTTTACAAATACAAAATATGACCAAGACTTTGATAAGAACAAATTGATACTTCGTCATTCGAATGAACATGTTAAATATAGACATCATCGATTCCAATATTTATATGCGATGACATTATTTGCATTAAACGGGTATAATAAAACTATTTTAAGAGCTATTAAGAGTAAAGATTATAGTCAGTTATTAGGTGTTATTTTTATTTATTATTGGTTTGGGTTTATAAATGCACTTGTATTATTTGGTTCTATTGGATTTGGATACACGTTTATCGCGAACTTGTCTCACATTCAGTATGAGTGTATACAAGTCAATACAAATAATAAAAATGATTTTTTGTACAATCAAGTTTCATCGTCGATGAATTATAAAACGGACGATATATTGTCGCGATTTATATGTTTTGGATTAGATATACAAATAGAACATCATTTATTTCCAAACATTCCACATAGTTCTTTGCGAAAAATTAAACATATTGTTCGAAATTATTGTGAAAAAAATAACATACCATATATCGAAAAGGAAAATGTGTTTCAGTCAATATATTCATATATATTATATTTGTACAATATGGGAAACACATATTAAAAAAGTTTAACCCATTAAGGCAACAATGGGTTTGTATTGGTTGCGTTGATTCACAGTCTCGCATTGACATGAAGTCGGCTTCGCCGGTAGAATGTATGTTTTGCGTCTGGTTACAAAGACGATGGTATGTGTTTTTATACAACACAAAGTATACTCAGTTCAAGGTTCGACCTTACTAACAATGACATTATCATTATTAAACCGAGTTTAATGCCGGCGGTAAGTTTCGATCTTACGTCCTCCCCGTTATGAGCGGATAACCATCTCTAATTCGGACTTTTGGGTCATGGTGCAAGAGACGGGTTTTTAGGCGCTCTTCCTCTGAGCTACGCCGGCTGGTTGCTGAATTGTTCAGCTTTGTATCCTGTTTCTGTAAAGCAGGCAAATTGGAACTATACCGGCAACAGGTTTCGATCCTGTGACCTTCCGCTTATAAGGCGATAACCATCTTCAAATTCGGACATTTGCATGTCATGTTGATAGAGGACGGTGTTTTAGACGCTCTGCCGCTGAGCTATACCGGTTTCTATGTGAAGAATTTATTTACCCCTATATTTTTGTTGAATTTTTTTGTTCTTAGTTTAAGGGGAAAATTCACAGCGATCTTTATCGGATTCGAACTTCGGAACTACATTTCATGTGATTGTTCGAATCGCGGATTACCAACTCGGCCATGCGCCGCTTTTGGAATCGCTGCTTAAAGTGAGAGTGTCTGAATACATATATAAAGACATCAAAATATTTTTTATAAATTATATAACAATAAATATAATTTATAAAAAATGAAAAAGAATAATACAAGATCGGAATGTTTCATCTGCATCTGAAATCTGTTTTAGTGCCATTAGGACAAATTGTGTTGTTAAATATTGCGCTTGAAAAACTTGCACCTGAAATATCTGCGCCTGTAAAATCTGTGGCTGAAAGATCTGCACCGTCAAGGATTGCATTTGTTAGAATAGTGCCTATAAATTTTGCGGCTGAAAGATCTGCACCTTCAAGGATTGCTTCTTTACAATTAGCGCTTGAATAATTTGCACCGTCAAGGATTGCTTTTTTTAAGGTTGCGCCTATAAATTTTGCATCTCTACAATTTGCGCCTGTAAGATCTGCGCTTGTAAGATCTACTTTTGTAAAATCTGCGCCTACAAGAGTTGCGTTTGTAAAATTGGCGTATAAAAGATCGGTGCGATTTCTAAAATCTTGGCCCGAAAGATTTTGGCTTGAATAATCTTTTGTTACATTTGACAGCAACATAACTGTTGCTTCAACAGAAAGCAGCCGCATTGGCATCGCTTTCATTCTTACACTTCGTAAAGGCGCGGAGTTTTCATTCTTTTTGATTTTCATTTTAATAATAATTATAATTATAATATATACATATATAAAAATATATAAAAAAAATTCTATAATTTAAAAAGTTTCAGCTTGTCTCCAACTTGTTCAATGCGCCCATACTGATCCAGCTCTTTTACATCAAACGGTTTACCGCTGGAAGTAAGCGCATCAAATTTATCATTCTTGTAATACACGTTATTCGTTTTCATAGATCGAACCAGGCGTTCACCAGATTCACCCTTGTATGTGGCCGGCAATAATTTAAACACTTCTTCTTCGACAGCCACATTTGCCGCCATTTCCTTTTCGGTTTCATCGAGTTCGATATTTGGAACGTATGAAAACGCGGACGAATCTGGCGTTCCTAAAAATTCAAAACATTTTGTACCCTTGTGCACTTTACAATCAATGGACGTGGTTTTCACAGCATTCAGCAATTCGCGACTAATTTCTTCCTTCTTTTTGGAAATGTCGAAAAGCGCCTGGTCTGTCGTTTTTCCAGCATCCGTTGATTTTAACTCCTTGTTCAACTTTTCTTTTTGCGCTGTAGAAAAAACAGACAAGTATTCGAAAACTTGAACGGTCTTCTCATCTTCCGGTAAATCTTCGTGACTGCAAATGCGCTGTGCGCGCCCGATAACTTGCTCAACGCGTACGCCATTCCAATAAGGTTCCATGATGTGAACAAAGCGCACATTTCGCAAATTGATGCCTTCAGAGCCGGATGCAGTAATCATAAATACGCGCACGAATTCGCCATACATGTTGCTGAGAGATTTGGTCTTCATTTTTCTCTCTAAATATTGTTTAATGTTTTCCGGTGTGGATGAGAAATCGCTATTGAAAACATTTCTAACGATTTCTTTTTCGTCTGCATCTTCAGTGCCGGTATACAGCGCATACGTGGGTTTATCTTCATCTTCGGGTGCAATATCCATGACCCAGCTGTCGCCTTCTTTTTTAATTTTGAATTGCGTAAATCCGTTGGCATTTAATACAAGAGAAAACATACCTATTCCTTCGAGTGAACGAAATTGACTGTAAACAAGATGCAGGCCTTTATTATCAATGCTACTAATATTTTGCAACATTTTAAGGAACTTTGGACTGTAATCGTTCAAACGACCGCCTTTATCCGCTGCTTTCAAATCTTCATCGTGCGTTTCATAGTATTGGAAAAGTTCTTTAATTTTTTCATTGTAAGAGCTGTCGCCAGAAATGACTTCAAGCGGTGCATCTTCTTCGACGCCTTCGACAAATGTAACGGCTTGACGTTGGCGCACATCTTGTTCGGTAACAACATCAACATTTTGTTCATTCAGTTTTTCTTTTTTGGGTCGGCCGGGTCGTCCATCCATTTCATTTGCAGGAGGAAAAACAAAATTGCAGCAAAGTCGAGAGAAAATACGGTACGAATTGGAAGAAACTTCATACATGTTTTTATTTTTTTGGGCGCGTTTTGTTTTTGTGATTTCATCAGTTCGCACATCCACGTATTCACTATATTGCATGTTGCTCATTGGGACAAGTTCGAGTTTAATGTCGAGCAACCTAGGCATCAGCTGTTCTTGAGCGCTTTTAAAATAAGACACTAAACCGAGAATGCGGCGCTGGAACAAGGGTAGTTCTTTAACACCAACGATTTCAAACGTGTCGGGATTAATTTTGAGAAACTTGTTTTTAAAATCTTCAAAATTGTCTGGAAGCGCGGTAAAATTTGTAATCACGGGATCTTCTGACCGGATTTGTTCGGATGCGAACATTTTTTTAATTTTCTGAAGGAACTGCTCGTTGGATTCGTCACCAGAAGGGGCTCGAATTACGCCGGCATATGCGCCTGCACCTTTCGATGCATCAGTAAATCCAAATGGGTTGCGCGTAATGGTCATGGTTTGAGTAGATGGCGTATATTTTACATAATCGTAATTGGCGATATTGTATTTTTTCAGCATGGCAACAATGGATGATTCATCAAACCGCTGATCCTTGTCAACGGTCAATTTGAAAGACCAAGTTTTAATGTAACCGCGTAAAATATTGAACAAAATGGCGAGTTCGTTTGGATAATTAATAATGGGCGTACCTGTTAGCAAAATAATTTTGGCATTATCGGCATTTTGCAGATATTTATAGAGCTGAATAGAAATAAGCGCCTTTGCTTTTTTTTCGTCGGTTTTTGTAGGTTTTAAATTTTTGAGTTGATTACTAATAGAATTCACGATACGATGTGCTTCATCAATAATGACGACGGCATTATCAAACGGGTTGGTCTTGCCATTATTTGTGAGTTCCGCAATTTTGTTGCGATTGAGACCATTATAGTTAATGAATTTGTATTTGGCTTCGATCATGACATCAAGTTGAGCTTCGAGTTGTTGGCGTTCTTCGGTAGAGAGATCTGGAAAATTGTTTTTTGTATTTTTCACATTAATCATCCATGCACCGCCATTTTCTTTGATCATATCGACACTGATATTTAAAATGGCAGAAAGTTGAGCAATTTTCGCGCTTCTCTCTGCTTCAGGAATGTCTCGAACGGAAATAAATTCCCAATGTTGATTGCGTTTATAAAACTCGTCACCGCATTTTTTGAGATCGTTGCGATAGTTGACTTGGAGAGATGCGGGCGTCATAATAATAATTTGCTTTTCGGTTTTAAGTCCTTC